TCTTAATGACCACGAATCGGCAAGTTACGACACAATGCAACAGGGCAAAGTTTCAAGCGTAACAGATGGCGTAATACCAGAACTTGAAGCATTAAAGAACGGATTAAATCAGTGGTTGTGTCCAAGTTATGGCGAAGACCTTTACATTGATTTTGATTACACAGAGTTCCCTGAGATGTATGAGGAATTGTTTAAGGTTGCTGAAAGGTTAATGAAAACAGAATCGGTAACTATTAATGAAATCAGAGACGTAATTAAATACGATGCTTACACCGGTGAAAATGCAGACAAGATTTTAGTTTCCGGTAGCAAAAAGATTCTTGATGATATTATGTTTGATTTGCCACAGGTACAAGGTTCTAATCTAAATCTATGACCAAGCAGGAAAAAGTATTATTATCAAAGGCAATTCAAAGGGAACTTATTAAGGTAGAAAAGAAAGGTTATAGAATCTTTTACAGTGCCTTAAAAGAATCAGCTGAAAGAGTAATGCCATATTACGAACAGAGGGGCGTAATGGACACATTATTCTCTTTGAATGTACTTTTAGATACAGAGCCAATCGCAAAGGCTTATGAAGAGTTCTATTCACAATCAATGACCAGCTTATTAGTTTCTAATCTTAGGATAATGATTAGGCAAGTTGGAGGCAAATTAAACAAAGATGCAATCCAAGATATTAATATAGGGTTTAGAAGTGAAGAGATAATTGCACAGACAGCAGACGAAGCTAAAAAGATGGGGCTTGGTGCAAACATTGTAAAAATCAATGATTACACCCGAGCGTTAATAAAAAAAGAAATTGAAGATGGTTTAGCCTTAAACCTAACCAAAGACCAAATAGCCCGAAACATCAAGAAAGTTACAGAAGGCACTATTTCAAAGATGCGAGCGTTACGGATAGCACGAACGGAAACCACACACGCCAATAGCAAGTCCACCAAAGTATTATCAAACGGAATCCCATTTAAACAAAATAAAATTTGGATTCCACGACTTGATGGCAGGGAAAGACCAGATCATGGAGCAATGATGGGTAAGCCTGCAATACCAAAGAATGAATTGTTTTTAGTCGGTGGTGAATACATGGAATACCCAGCAGACCCAAAGCATGGTGCTGGGGCTTCAAATATTGTGAATTGCAGGTGTAGCGTTCATTACATACCAATAGCACCTACGGAAGAGGAACAGGCAATAACTGAAAGACCAAGTGTTTTGAATTACCTTAGAAATCTACTCAAAGGACTGCTGTTAAAAATAATTTTAAATTAATCGTTTTTTTAATGCACAAAAAAAACTACCGACAAAGTCAGTAGTTATTAAATTTACCTTAACAATTAAAACTATTTTTCCAACCTATTACTTCTTTTTACCTGCCCAAGAGTTACCATTTCCTTTGGGTTCTTTCCATAGTGCAACCTCGCATTTTTACAGTAGCGTTTTGCCGTATTAATGGCAATATCGAAGTAATCAGCAACCTGCTGCGAGGTCACCGTTTTATCTTCTCTTTCTTCTTGGGTCATACTTTTAGTAAAACTTAAAGTACAAAAATAGCTATTTAGGAATCGCTACACAAATTAAACTATTCCTTTTGTCGTTTTTTGTGTAAATATTTTTTTTTGCACAAATGAAAAGTAAAGGTATAAATGGCGATATTCTTGATTTATCAGGGCGGACAGTAGTAGCCTATGTGTCTAAGTTTGGTAATATAGACTTGGATGGTGATATGATAATGAAAGGAGCGTACACCAGATCCATTAATGCCAGAGGCAAAAGCGGAACAGATGAACTTTTCCATTTAAGCAATCACAGACCTTCACCCGAATTTGTTTTATCCAAGCCCGAATTTGAAGAAGATTCATTTGGCTTAAAAATGACTTCCAAGATAGTAGATACAACGCATGGCAATGATATTTTAAAATTATATCAAGCAGGTTTAGTTTCCCAGCATTCAGTAATGTTTTCAGTGCCAAAAGACAAATGGGAAACCAAGAAATCAGGAGATGGCACAGAATATACTTCAATAACAGAAGCTAAATTGTACGAAGGTTCTACAGTGGTTTGGGGTGCAAATCCAGAAACACCAACAGTAGAGTTAAAGTCGTTGTACAAAAGCCACTTTGACAATAATATAATCACAGCATTTGAAAGAATGCAAAAGCTAACTAAAGCATTAAAAAAGGGAACGTTTACAGATGAGATGTTTCCATTATTGGAGTTACAGTTAGAGTTTACAAAGAATTTTATACTTGAAGAAATTGAAGCAATTAAAAGCACTCAGACCGTAACAGCACCTGAATCGCTTGAAACAGTGGAGGTTTCTAAAGATGAATCAATAGTTAAATTTTTAAAAGAATTAAATAAAGAATTATAATGAGCGAAGAATTAAATTCAGCAAAAACAGAATTGCTTGAAAAAGTAAAAGGTTTGGTAGAGAAAGCCAAAGGAGATGCCACAAACGATGCCAGTGCAAAGATTGAAGCTAAGGCGGTGGAATTGGCTGCAAAGATTGAAAAGTCGGCTGACAAGGCAGAATTTGACAGTTTTAAGGATGCCATTGCAAAACAAGTAGATGCTTTGGAATTGAAATTGAAGAACAATGCTGAAAGCAAGACTAAAGAGGTTGTTTCTATTAAGCAAGCAATTTTAAACTCTATTGAAGAGCAAAGAGAATCAATAGACAGAATCGTTAAATCCGATGGCAAGCAAACAGAGCCTTTGTATTTGAAAGCTGCAGTTACAATGGGGCTTAACAATACGATTGAAGCAGGTTCTACTTTCCAAACGATTACGCAAAACACAGGTATTGTTTCTGTAATCAGACAAAGACAAGAAAGATACTTGGCGAACGTTTCGGTGGGTTCAACAACAGCAAAGCACGCACTTTGGGTTGAAGAAGAAGATGCTCAAGGTAATCCAATCTTTATCGGTGAAGGAGATACCAAAACGCAATTATCTGTTCTTTACAAAGAGAAAACAATGCCAGTGGGCAAAATTGCCGTTTACGGTAAAGTTACAACAGAGATGTTGGCAGATGCTGGGCAGTTGGCTTCATACGTTCAAAACAACTTGTTAAAGAGAGTTTCAGTAGTAACTGAAAACCAACTATTGACTGGTGATGGTACAGGTGATAATTTGAAAGGTTTGAAGACTTATGCAACTACATTCAGTGCAGGTGCTTTGGCTTTGGCGGTTGATAATGCCAACGAGTTTGACGTATTAAACGCAATGGCTTTACAGGTTGAGATTGCTAACGGTATTCCAACAGCGGTGTTTGTACACCCGAGCACGATAGCGAAAATGAAAACTTTGAAGTCAAGCTCAAACGAGCCGCTTTACAAGCAGTACACAGATTTCGCTGGTGACATGGTTATCTATGGCATGAGAGTAATAGCAACAACAGCGGTAACTGCTGGAGAGTTTATCGGTGGTGACACTTCAGTGGCAAACGTATTGTTCAGAGAAGGTCTTTCAATTCAGATAGGCATGGATGGCAACGACTTTACGCAAAACAAGAAAACTATTCTTGTTGAGCAAAGATTGGTACAATTTGTATCTGCAAACGATACGCCAGTAATTGTAAAAGGTGTATTTAGCACCGCAAAAGCTGCACTCGAAACTGCTTGATCATAACACAAGGGGAGGATTAATTTCCTCCCTTTTTTAAAATTTAAAATATGTTTGAAGTAAAAAAAGAATTTAACGGTTACAAGGTAGGAGACAAAGTAAATTTAAAGTCTTACACTGCACATGACCTAATTAAAGAAGGGTATATTATCCAAGCAGAAAAAGTAGTCACAAAAGAAAGAAAGCTAACGAAATGACAAGGACAATATTAAATAGTTGTACACAAACCGAAACAGGCAACGAACTTATTACTTTGAGTGAGGTTAAATCTTACTTAGGCATAAGTACTTCGGTTCATGATACACTGTTAGCAATATTGTTGGAATCAGCAAGGCAAGAAGTTGGTTTATACATTAAACAGGCATTAGTAACCACGAGCGTAGAGGCTCAATTCGAAAGCGTAAATGAATATTTTAACTTACCAGTTATACCGTTACAGGGAAATATTGCAGTCGTTGATATGGACAATGCATCGGTTTCTTTTACTGTAGGAGGTGGAAATAATCCAAAGGTTAAGTTAACATCAAAGGATCCAATCAAGGTGACATACACAGCAGGTTATGCAAGTTTGACTGATAACCTTAAAATGATAGTTATTAAGAAGGTAGGAGAGGATTTCGAGTTTAGAACAGGCATAACATTAACGACAAGCAATTTACTCCCAAACAACTGGAGAGAATCGGCTTTAAAATATAGAAGTTCATGGCTGATGTAGTTTTAAACTTTGGAGACCTTAGAGACCAAATAGGATTCTATACCGTAACACCAACGGCAGACGGTGGCGGAGGTTATACCAGCACTAAAACTTTGTTTTTTGAAATATTGGCTAAAATAGTACCTAATGGCAGGGCTAAGATTGATGGTCAAGGAATACAGATATTTCAGGAAGTGTTTGATGTTTGGATTAGGAACGAAGTAACGATTAACGATACTATGCTGGTTAGATACAATTCTAAGGATTACAGAATATTATTCGTTGAAAACGTTGAAAATAGAAATAAGATTTTAAAACTTAGAATTGCAACAAAATGAAAGTAACAGCACTGAAAAATATTGATTCATTGAAATATGGTCTTGTGGGTCAGGGAGAAGAAAAAGAAGTGGATGAGGAAATAGCATTAATTTGGATAAAACAAGGTTTAGCACATGGCAGAGATAACAGTGAAGGGGATGCAGGCACTAAAGGCAAAACTAAGAAACCTTGACGCTCAAGTAACCACAAGGACAAAGTTTGCAGTTGTTAAAGCTACTCAAAACATA